GGGGCCATTGGTTGTTTCTTCGGGGTATCGCTCGGAGGTCCATCCGGTGGAGGCTAAGAAGGATCGTCCTGGGGCTCATACGTATGGTCGGGCTGTGGACGTGGCCTGCCGGGGTGAGCAGGCGTATCAAGTGTTGGGCAAGGCATTGGAGCTTGGGTTTACGGGGATTGGGGTGAGTCAAGGTGGGGAGGGTGGTCGGTTTTTGCATTTGGATGATCTGGGCAACGTGGAGTATCATGGCCCCAGGCCTGCGGTATGGAGTTATTGAGGTGAAGATTAAGGGCAAGCATCAAGAGGCGATCCAAATGATGATTTTGGATCGGTTTTCCAAGAATCGTCTTACGAGCCAGATTGCCAAGCAGTTGGGGGTAACGGTTTCAGCGGTTAATTACTGGAGGGCAGACGAGGACTTCCAGGCGGAGTATCAGAAGCAGTTGAGTATTTACCAGAAGGATTTTTCTGATATTAAGCTGGCGGATCGCAAGGAGCGGGTTAAGGTCTTGTCGGAGATGTTTGAGCATATACCGGAGCCTCGGGTTTCGTTGAGGCTGAAGGTGCTGGAGCAGATACGGCAGGAGGTGGGTGATGACCGGATACAAATCGAGCATACGGTTGAGATGAGGGGTCCGAATGTCCCGCCGAGGGCTGAAAGTTACGAGGAATGGATTAAGCAAAACGAGCAGATGCTTGCGGCGTTGCCGGATTCGTCTGTTGAAGCGGATTTCAGCGTAGAGGCGTAACAATGAGTTGGCAACCGCAACCTGGGCCACAAGAAAAGGCTATACGTGCTTCTTTTGTCGATGAAATCTTCTTCGGCGGAGCGCGAGGTGGGGGTAAGACGGACCTGCTTCTCGGAGATTTCGCTGCCGATGTACAGCAGTATGGCGAGCATTGGCGTGGGGTCTTGTTTAGACGGACCTATCCCGAGTTGGATGAGATCGTAGATCGCAGCAGGGCTATTTATTTTGAGATGTTCCCCGAGGCGGAGTATAAGGTCGGTTCCCATACATGGCACTTTCCCGGCGGGGCTACGCTCAAGCTGCGACACATAGAGACAGAACTGGACGCAGACCATTATCAAGGCCACCAGTACACTTGGATCGGGTGGGACGAAATGGGCTCATGGCCCGATCTTAAAGCCTATCATAGACTTAAGGCTTGTCTCCGCTCTGCCCATGCGGTGCCTGTCAAGCGTATTCGGGTCACAGGCAACCCCGGTGGCCCCGGCCATAACGAGGTCAAGCGGTATTTTGTCGATGCAGGAGAAGAAGGGCATCTTGTAACAGGGGCAGATAAGATGACGCGGATGTATATCCGCAGTCTTGTTACAGACAACAAGGTATTGTTACAAAGTGATCCAGGGTATATTGATCGCTTGAAGGCGGTAGGCGATGAGCAGTTGGTGCAGGCGTGGTTGGAGGGTGATTGGGACGCGATGGTCGGTGCTTTTTTCTCAAATTGGCATGGCGAGAAGGTCCAGGTGCCTTCTTTCAACATCCCAGACCATTGGCCCCTCTTTGGGGCTTTAGATTATGGCGAATCGGCACCGTCCAGCTTCGGTTTGTATACTGTAGACCACGATGATAACGTATATCGTGTTACGGAGTATTATCAAGGCAATGCCTCGGCTTCGCAACATGCCGAGGGCATCACCAAGATCATTGAGGGATGTCCGTTTACTGGAGGTCGTAGCCCCCAGGCTATTTATGCCGATCCGAGTATTTTCGTCAAGCGAAGGCTTACTGAAGCGATGAACCGAAGCCCTGCTGATGTGTTCGGGGAGAATGGTTTATGGTTGACAAGAGCCAACAATGATCGTATAAATGGATGGAGGGTTTGTAACGATGCGCTGATCAATGAGCGTTTCTATTGTTTTGCGGGATGGAACGATGCTCTATGCCGGACGGTGCCGACCCTGCCGCGCTCGCCGCGTAACCCTGAAGACCTCGACACTCATGCCGAGGACCATGCAGCCGATGAATGGCGTTACGCTATGATGCACTGTTACAAGCCTCATGCCGCACCGCCTGTAACACCTTACGAGGGAACGGCTCAACAGGCGTTGGATTCCCTCGGAAGCAGTGGAAGCAAAAAAGGACGATACGACACCGCATGAACAAAACGACTTACGGGAAATTATTTCCTGTAGGCATAATGAGGACAGATGAAATGGCCGGATTCAACGGAACCCCCAAGCCTTCTCGCAGTAAGCCGAGTGGTGCCAAGCGCGTCAAGCCCGTTGGCCCGAAAGCGGATTTGATGAAAAAAGGCAAAGGAACCAAATAATGCCAAAGGTTGGTGGCAAGCACTTCGCATACACTCCTGCTGGACAGGCTGCTGCCAAGAGAGAAGCGGCTAAGACGGGTAAATCCGTCAAAAGCGGATCTAAGCGAAAGAAGAGCAGGTCTTCCGGTTTCAATGGGACTCCCAAGCCTGCATCGAGGTAGTGGATGAAAAAGCAAGAGATTGATTTTTGGCGCGGGGCTATCGAAAACACCAAGGTGTGGATGCGCCCCCGTCATAAATTATGGAGGCGGCTCCTCAAAGCCTATGAGATGGACTTCGAGGTGGCAGGCTTGCCAGAGGACAAGACCGTCCGAATCTCACGCTTTTATCCCCTCACTCGGCAGATCATAGCCAGTATAAGCTATAACTACCCCCATGTATTCTTCCATGTCGAAGAGCCGGACAGGGAGTTTGCTTCGGACATATTGGAGCGAGTAGCCAATGCTGCGTTAGAGCAGATGGATACCAAGGCTGAAGTGCAACAGGTTATTTTCGATGCGCTTTACTGCGATGTGGGATGGCTCAAGTATGGATACAATCCCCCAGGCGATAACGATATTGTTGCGCCTTATACAATCAATGATGCCCTTTCTGATGATTTTCCTTATGTGCATCGGGTCAATCCGTTCAATGTCTTTATAGACCCCCTTACTCCTCCCCACCGACTCTCTCACGCTCGTTACATCATCGAAAAGATGATGGTGCCGCTCGAATATGTGCGCGATGATCCCCGTTTTGAGAATAGAAGGCAGATACAGGCGGTAGACGAAGAAAATAACACCGACACCCTGCTGTATGATGTGGAAAGCGGAGGAGTGAGCGAAGAAGCCGAAGCAGTGAGTGAGGCTAAGTCGCAAGGCAAGATGACGGTCCTTTACGAAGTCCATGACCGGATGCACCAGAAGCGCATCACTTTTGCCGAAACGGTTCGCGAGCCCATAGAAGAGATAGACCACCCCATGCTGGCGATGAAGCCCGTCATGCTGCCCGATCCGTATACGGGAGAAATGATGATGACGGGTGAGTTCGAGAAAGAAGGGGGCTACCTCACTACAGGTGGATTCCCTTACTTTGCGCTCAAATTCGACCAGACGCAGGAATCGTTTTACGGCAAGCCCCCAATGGCGTATGCCGAAGACACTCAAAAGCTCATCGTGGAGAGCGTATCGCGCAGGGCCGATCTCCTTAAACGCTTCTCCCGCACTGTCTTAGGGTCGCGCAGGGAACGCGATGCTAATGCCGACATAGGGGAGACACTGGAGCAGGGCAGGGATGGAGACATCATATGGGTCGAAGATCCGCAGTCCTCTTTCAAGGCTCTTGACTTCGGCAACCCGCCCCCCGATCAGCTTGGACTCGAAAACGATGCTCGCTCCTATGAAGAGCAGGCATTGAACGTATCTCAGATGGCAATGGGGGGTGGACCCAAGCGCACTGCTACCGAGGCTTCGTTGATAGCCAGCTTTGGTCAGTTGAACCGCGAGTGGATGCAGATGAAGGTAGCCGATGCGTACAGGGCCACGGTTCATAACACGCTGCGTATGATGGCCGATGCCCGTTACACCCCAGAGAATTTTTTGATTAACGTAGCGCAGAACGAATCCGATCCGGTGTATGAGGCCGTAAGCGTAGATATGCTGCGCGTCCGATTTAAGGTTGATGTGGTGGCTGGAAGCACTTCGCCCATTACGGAGCAGCTGGAACGCGAGGATGCGCTGGCCCTTTTCAACTACACCATACAGTTGCCCGAGATCAATCGAATGGAAGCGATCAAGGGACTGCTGAAAGCGTTTAAGGTGAGTGACCCCGATAAGTACCTGGGACGCACCGATGCCGATGCAGTGAAATTGGCTAGCATGGAAAACGTGGCCTATCTGTTACGAGGCTCCAATCCCAATGTAACACCGGACGAAGACCATCAAGTCCATATGAAGATTCATTCTCAGATACAAACATTGCCGGAGATGCAACAACTCTTGCCCCAACAGCAACAGCAAGTGTTACAGCTTGCCCAGCAGCACATCCAGCAGCATCAACAGGCATTGGCGCAGAAGGCACAGGGCGCAGGGAAGCAAGGCGGAGGTGGGGCTCCTTCTTCGGAGGATGTGCGAGAGCGTGGCGGGCAGGAAGGAAATATCATCTCTATGGTCAGATCCAATGCACAAGAGATGTCACAGCAACTGCAACGAGCCCCAGGACAAAACTAAATGCTTTTCCATGACTTTGAGTGTAACAAGTGCGGTAACATAGACGAGGATGTTCCCTTTGAAAACCATCATTCTATTGAAAGGGAAGTGGATTGCTCTAAGTGCGGGGGCTCGGCTTCTATGCTATTTTCAAGGGGGAATTTTCTCCACCAAAACCATTCTGGCATGTATGGCAAGTGGCACGATGGCTTTGGTTGCGTAGTGGAAAGCTATAGTCATAAGCAGTCGTTATTGAAAAAATACAATGTCATCGAATCTGCTGACCCTGTTGGAGGATCGCGCAACCATATAGGGTCGGATGTTACCTCACCAACCCAAACCAAGGCCGAGGGGCCTCAGTGGTCTTTCGGAGGATCTCCGAAAGAAGCCATGGAAGCCTCTCAGCGTCAGATGGAGGAATAACCCATGTCCGAAGCTATACTGGATTTGGACTCCATTTCGCCGAACGAGAACACTTCGATGGAATCCTCGGAAGAGACTGCGGATAATTCTGCCGTAGAGCTTTTCCCCGAAGACAGCCCATCCGAATCCTCTACGGTAGACAGTGGACACTCTGAGTCGAGAAATGCCGAGGCTTTCAACCCGGACACAGTAGATTGGAATCGAGTAGATCCCGCTACGGTGCCCGATCAGTACCAGCCCGTCCTAAAGGCAGTAAAAAGCCAGCAGGCCGATTATACGCGCAAAATGCAAGACTTAGCAGACCAAAGGCGGAATCAAGAGTCTAAGGAAACTGAGTTACGCAGGATGCAGGGTGAATGGGCGGATCGTGTGCAGTCTGTTGCCGCACCGCAGCAGCAGGAGTTAGATCCTGTTACGCAGTTGCGAGCGCAGTCTACGGAAGAAGAAAATAAAGCAATGGACTTTATGGACTTCTATGTGGAGCAGCGTACGCATCAGAAATTCGCGGAATTGGAAGGTCGCTATAACGATTTGTTACAGCGGGTCCAAAAAAGCGAAGCATCATTGCCCACGATAAATTCTCACATCAGAGAGCAGGCCGTGTCTCGCACGAACTCGGCAGTAGAAGAGGCCGTGCAGGCTCATGGCAATGATGTGAGAAACCCGAAATGGACACCAGAGATGCTTCGCCTTATGGCGAATGACGGCAGAGGAACGCCTCATCTTAACCCCAATACGGGCAAACCCTACACCGTAAAAGAGGCCTACGAAAAAGTGGCTGGTGTTACGGCCAACAGTGCAAGTGCCTTGCGAAGTGCCAACCAGAAGACGCGCAGGGGTGCAAAAAATGCAGTGCGGGCCAACGCATCGGTCAATGCCTCCGAGGACGGGTCGGCATTAACCGACAATGAGGTCTTGTCTAAATTACAGGGCCTTGGATTTGAATAACATGTAACAAGGAGAATTAACCGTGGCTAGCACAAGCACTACTGAAACCTGGGATGCTGCGTGGACGCTGACCATGCGGGCGAAGCGCAAGAGATTGACGGACAATTTCTTTGATTCATACCCGACAT